CCAATAATTCCAAGTTCGCCCTGATTTTGTTGAACGATCGGCGCTTGCGACGAATTGCAACTAATGTAATTCATCGTTACTTTTGAGGTTGTGTTGTTTGTTGCACTGTTGTTAGAAACAATTGACACAGCCGGTGTTGTTGTCGCAGACGCCGACAAAATGTAGTTGCTATGAATCTCTACAAGAGCCTTTACAGCATATCCATCATTAGTGCAGTCAATCGCTCTTTCAATGTTAGACGACGGAGTAATAATCGTGTTGTTGGTAATGTAAACACGGTCGCTATCTTCAACCAAAACCGGCCCGCCACAGATGTTGTTATGAATATTTACGTCTTTAAAGCCAGTTATTGAGCAAAACCTCACAGTTGCAGCGCCTGTGCCGTTAACTGCAATCAAGTGATTGCCGTCAACATTTACCGACGCATACGCTCCACTTCCGGTCAAAACCAATGGCGCAAAACCAGAAACATTTGTTTCAATGTTAAATACGTTGTCCGTAAACCAAGATTTTGCTGCAAGTTTTAGAATAATAAGACGCGAATTTGCCGCATCACCATCAAAAAAGAAATTGTTTTGGCTGCAAACAAACCAAGTTAAGGCAACATTGTCGTTAAAAACATATTGGGACGAACTCGCTGCGGTTACACGATTGTTATTAAATGTAATGTATCCAGAGCCAGCGCCAAATGCGCTATAGCAGACTGTATCGTTATACCCGCCGGCGGTTGATCTCAAAACATTGTTGCTAATGTTGACGTAAGACAATCGCGCTGTCATGTACAGGCATGATTCGGTTACTTCAACAAAGTTACCAAAAAACTTAGTGTCATTACACTCGTTAATTTTGATGCCGTTTCCGGTGCCTTTAATGTTATTTCCTTCGACCAAAATTCTCATCTGGAACGAAGATGTCCAAGTTGATGAAGCAAAATCTGATTGACCATCAACTTCAAGCGCATGGTCAAAAGTGCCGTTGATTACATTTCCAGAGCAAATCCCTTGAATGTACGACAACTGGTTTCCACTGGCGTCGTATGGACCAAAGTCATTTGAGTACAACCGTAATACGCGGAGGCTCCCAATGCTTCCAATGGACATATCAAGGAATCGATTGTCACGGCAAACGAAATTGACGCATCCGGTCAAGTGAGCGCAGGTTGTGCTGCGATCACTGCTGTAGCCATCAAAAATGTTATTGATGAATGAAGGCGCTATAGGTGAATACTTAACTGACGTATTGGTTGACGGGTCATAAAAATATTCATTTCCCGCATAACCAATGTGTACCGTAAACCCGTTGTTCACGACATTGTTGTTTTCAAACCGGAGATTTTCTCCAGCTTGAAAAAACATGCAGCGATCTTGGCCGCCTTCAAAGTTGTTGTGGTGGATATAAGTATTGTTGCTGAACTGACCGCCAATGCTTGGGAAATAAGACCCAAAACCAACCGCCAAAGCAGGGAATGACCCGTCATTGGTAGTAAACGTAAACCCCGTAATTTCTACGTTTTCTGATCCACGCTTTAGAAAAAACGCCGCGCTGACCTTGTATTGGCCTGCCCCACCAATGGTTGTTGAATTGACGTTATCATGGCTTTGAATGATCGTTGAGCCATTTCCATTTAGTTTGATGTTTCCGTTTTCAATAAAAACCATCTTTACCGCATAACTTGCGGCTGGAAAATCAACAACTGCGCCAATAGTTTCTGCATACTGCACTGCTGCGGTAATTGCGGCGGTATCGTCCGTTACGCCATCGCCCACCGCACCAAAATCTTTTACGCTAACTGAATCTCTAAGCCGGGACTGAACACTACGCGTGACCGCTCCCGTACCAGCCTGCGTAAACGTCACAGCGCCAGCATTGTTAACAAGCGAAGTCTGCGTCTGTACAGTCGAAAACTTAACGACCGCACCGACGTGTAGCCCCTGCGTAAACGTCACGCGGGTTGAATTCGTTTCGGTGTAGGACAGCCCTTCGTACTGGTTCACGCCATCAACAAACACCATTAGGTTGTTGCCGCCCGGCGCGTAACTCATCGTCGTCAGATTGAAGACCGTCTGCCCGGCAGTCGCGTACTGGACTTCTTCAAACCCTACGTAGGTCTGAATGTCCGACGCATACGCCTTCTTTGTCACGTTGTCTTGAACGACAACGAACAGATCGGTGCCTTCGACCGGCGAGTCTACAAGCGGAAGGTCTGAAATCTTAACGATTGCCATTCATCACTCCAGCAGCAATTGGCCGCCGTCTTCCTGCACCAAGTTGTCGCCCGCTTCGGTCAACAGATTGCCCACCGAGGCGCCGCTATCTAGCGTGCCTGAAAACAGCGTAATCACGGCTCCAAGGCCGATTGCTACGCCGTTTCGCAGCGCGACTCCCCAGCTCATCGGATGTTAATAGGCTTTGCGTACACGTCGCCGTCAGCGCCGACACGGATCGCACTGACTCGCCAAGGCGCACCCGTGCCCTGCGGCACAATGAACGGAATCGGCGTAAACGCCGGAATCGGGGTGCTGGAAGTCGTCGCAGTGACGCCTTCGCCCACAACGATGTACGCCGGGGTCGTGGACCACACGACTACGCCCTGAGGGCCAGCTTGCCACGTTGCGGTCGAGCCTGCCGTGCCGGTGTACGATACCGTACGACCGGGATATACGGCATCGGCCATCGGATTAAGAAGTTCCATGCTTTATCCTCACGCTAAGAAGCGCAGCTTATACAAAGTGCTCAAGTAAAGAGCCACAATTTCGTCAATAATGTTCTGAATTGCAGAGTCATCTTCGTCGCAAAACTTGTAGCGATTCGCTTCAATTTCGGCCAAAGACTCCTGCAAAAACTCAATGACGTTGCCGTTTTTCTTGGCCGATTGCAACGTAATTGGGCCGATCAAGCCATGACGGCCCTGATAGGCTTCCGCAAACGTATCTGCCAAGTCGATGATACCGTCGTAAAATGCCCCCAGCGCCTGATGCTTGGCATAGCTACGCGTATTCAGATGCACTGAATGGGTGACATCTCGCGCTAGAAATAAGTGCCCGACAAAATCTGCTGGTTTCATTGCGGCGGTAACTCCGTGCCCATTTCAGGCATTGTCCGTTGGGCGGTCGGTGGCACAAGCTCGCCACTTGACATCATACCGGCCAAAGTGCCCATTATGATGTCCTGAATCTGCTGCTCATTCAAGCCGCTTTCGACTGCCTTGATGCGATCGGTCTCGGCTTGATACGCCTTGACCTCCGCCTCAAACTCTTTAATCTGCACTTCGCGGGCTTCCATGGACTGCTGCACGCGGCGGAGCATGTCCTGCATCATCTGCATTTCCTGCGCCATAACTTGCATCTGCTGGTTGGCCGCCTGAAGCGCCGGGTCTTCCTCGTCCGCCAAGAGCTTCGGATCAATGACCTTCTGGAGCCGCTTGGCGATCTCTTGAGCGCCCGGCCAGTCCATGTTCTTGACGAACAGATCGCCTGCCACCTGCCACAAGTTCGGGTTGGCCTGCAAAATTTGCCCCATGGCGTCCATGGCTTCCTGACGCTTGGTCGCGTAGGACGGGCCGGTCGTGACCGCCACGTCGTACTTACCCACCGACGGGTTGTAAATCTTCTCGATCACGATGCCCGCCTCGTCCATCACCCGACGGACAGGCTCAGCCTGCATCGGGTTGATCTTGACCGTTGCGGTCTCTCCGTCGATGCCGATGATTCGGGCGATACGCTGGGTATCGTAAATCTTCGGAATCAAGTCAACGAGTTGGCGCGTCCCATAGCGAATGGCCCGAGCTAGGTTATCTACAAAGTGGTATGTGCCTGTGTCGCCTTGCCGTTCACGCGCCAAAATGGCCCGACCCGTGCGCTCATTGGACCGCATACCGAGGCTGGCATCATACTGGCCGGTCGCGGCCTTGATGTCGTCGGCAGCGCCCATCTTCGCCTGGATCAAGCCCGTCTGGGCAAGCGGCGGCGGGGCACGTTGTGGCAGCGGCAGGACTGCGCCTTGACCGTCTGTCACGTCGGGATTAACTTCTAGGTACGGCCAGTTGGTTGTGTTGGCCGTCTTCCATTGCTGTTCGTAGCCTTCAAACTGACCGCCGTAACCGATGAACGGCGCCTTGGGCGCGAGGGCCAGCATCTCTGCTTCCTGCGATACCCAATAGTTGTACATGCGCTGGGCGTCCTTGGCGTTGCGCACCAAGCCCGACACGTACATGCGGCCTTCAACTTCAAACTCGTTACCGATTACACGAATGACCGGAATCCATTTGCCCGGCCACTCGCTTTCTTCAAGGATTTCGTAGCCGTTAGTCTTCAGCCACTTGACGCGTTTTACGTCAACTTCGCGCTTGCGGATCGGCTGAAGGCCGAGCATTTCCAACTCTTGCGCTTCGGGCGACCCTTCAAACGCCGTTTGGTTGCCGGCGTAGAGATTTAGCGTCTCGCGCGTGTGTTCCTTGTAGAAATACTCCGCAATACGGACCGTATTCTCGTTAATCCACTGCGATAGTGCTTGATCGCCGACACCACGCTGCAAAACCGACGAAATCGGCTCTGCGTTGGGGTACATGCGCTCAAAATCCGCCTTCGGAATGTCTTCGGTGATGAAGCACCACTCCGCATCCGCACCACAAGGGTCTTGGATGGTCGGGTCCATGTACACACTGAAGCTATTTCGGATGCGGCCTATGCGAAGGTCTTGATCGAACGTGTTTTCGTCGCAGTATTCCGTCAAAATGCGGAAATACCCTTCGCCGTAGGTGACTTGGTTGTCACAAGCGGTGTCATACGCGACATCCGCATCCGAAATGTACTCAATATGACGGACAATTCCGTCAAATATCTCAGCGACCTCAACGTCCGCCTTGTCATCGACCGGAATGACCTTGCCAGAAGGCCGATTTTGACGCTGATCGTTGGTGACTTGCCGCACATGCTGCGGCAGCTTGTTGATCGTTAGGCACGGACGCGCGTTGACCGTCTGTCCTTGCACCGAGCCGCGCGTCGCCAACACGTCTTGGGGCCACTGCCACTGATTGTCCGGCGATCCTGCCATGAAACGCAGGTCATCCAGCTCGTCTTCTCGGCTGTCAGAGTACGCCGAGAGGGCCATTGTGAGGCGCGAGCGCGCCGTGGCCAGTACATCGGCTGGGTCGCGGGAGGCTTTGCCCCGGTTGGTCGGCGTGTTGGCGACGCGAGCGGCGCCTCTAAGCCCTGTAGGGTCTTTTGCCATTATTTGCGCTTCTTACCTTGTGCCTTACGCTTGACCGCATACGCGATCGCCACAGCCTGCTTGACAGGCTTACCCGCACGCACTTCGGCGCGGATGTTTTTGCGGAACGCGCCTTTGCTGGCGGACTTAACAAGGGGCATTTATGCCATTCCCCTGCGCTTTTTTACCATCGGGGTGGGCCGAAACGCTACCGTCGTGCGGATGATGTCGTCCGACATGCGCCGTGCCGGCATAGGCCGTACGGGTTGCCGCGCGGGCTGAGACGGCGCGCGCTCAATGAGCATGTTGCCCAGCGCGCCAGGAGCGATACCTACGCGATCGTACGGCATACTTACTTCCTCTTTTTGGCCGTTTTGGCCGACTGACGGAACGCCTTGGCGGTCGGCGCTCCCTTACTACCCGGTTTGCGCATCTTTTCACCGCTACCGGCTGCGATGCGCGCCCGCTTAGCGTGAATGTTCGCGTAAAGACCTTTCTTACTAGCCATTAGCCACACTTCCAGCGTCTGAGCGACGCCCTTGCTCGTTCAGCCGGCCCCTTGGCCTTAGCCACCACGCCCTTCATGCGCGCACAGAACGACCGTTTGCGTCCCACGTCCGCCTTAGTCTTCGGGTTGGGTGCTGGCGCCTTGAGCTTACTGCCCGTAGCGCGGTTGTACTTCGCTCGGCCCTTGGCCGTCAAGCCCGCGCCCTTAGACACGGGCTGCTTCTCGCCTCGCCCCACCGACAGACTGACCGACTTGCGTGCCATCAGGCTCCCATCCAACTGCTAGCCATGCCGTTGCCGCCCTGCCGGGCGACCACTCGTCTTGGTACGTCGCGGGCCTCACGGCTAGCGAGCGGGTAGGCGAAGGTGACGGCGAGGGCGTCTGCCGCATCGGGCGACGCTTGACCTCTAGCCTTCATCTCCTTCTTACCCTCCAAGAAGATCGTCCCTGACGAGTTAGGCTTGACGTGCGGCCCGCACAGGTCCGACTTGAGTAGCCGATCATGCGGTATGCTCGCCGTGCGTAGCCATTCTCGCATGTCGCCCCACATCTCGGCGCGCTTGTTGCCCCACATCACAGGGTTCTTAGCCTTCCAGCCAAAGTTTACCCCACGAACCTTATACCGCTGCTCTTTCAGCCGGTCAAGTATTCCGTAGCCGAGGCCTCCCTCGTCTATGACCGTAAGCGCTGGATTAAATTCTTCAATCGCGTCGATGACTCGGCCAACGGTCGCCATCGTGTCCTCTCCCCGGTAGCGCTTAATCGCCACCACGTCGCGCCCTTGTCGGACGACGATGACGGTTGAGTCTGAGCCGCTTCGCGCTGGATCGACTCCGATAACGCGTGGCGCTGTCTCGTCCTTGTACCGTGCCCGCGCCATAGCCTCCTCCACAATTCGCGGAGCAATGAACTGGTCGTCGCCGTCTGAAGGAAACTCTCCGTAGACCTCGACTTTTGCCTGGCTACTATCTGCTCCATACTCAGCGATGATTTGCTCGTAGACGGCTTTATCCGTATCTTCAACTTGGCGGGCGTCGATGTTTTGCGTTTGCCAGAATTCGCGTTTCGCGTTGAAGCACTCATAGAAATACCCCTCGTTGCGTCGTGGGTTGCTGAAGGCGAGCCAGAAGCGGTTCGGCGTGTTCTCCGTAAAGAAGCCCGCCGTCACCGACCAGATGGGGTCTGGGATACCGCTTGCTTCGTCGAAGATGACCATCACACCATCGAAGTTGTGCACGCCCGCGTACGCGTCGGGGTTCTCCTCCGACCACAGCCGGCCCTCAACGGACCAGTACCGCGTGCCTTTCTTCAGGTCTCGCTCGACGATCTCCGCGAGCCACTTGGCCGGCATCACCCGCGTCGCTGACACCTCGAACCAATGACTGTTGAGCAGCAGTGAGAGCCACTTAGTCACCTCGGCCCATGTGACCGAGCGTAGCTGCGCCTCGCTGTTAGCCGAGACGATGATGGTCGAGCCGATGCGCGTCGTTAGCATCCAGAGGATCAGCCAGCTCACCAGCGCCGACTTACCGATGCCGCGCCCCGAGGCTGTTGCCATGCGCAGCACCTCGTACCCGGTCGCGGTCTTGTTCTTAGCGATGTGAGCGGCGACCTTGCGCAGCACCTCGCGCTGCCACTTGCGCGGTCCGCTGAACTGCGCCAGTGGCGTACCCTGCTGCCCCCACGGGAAGGCGAACAGCACGAACGCCTCGGGGTCGTCCTTGATCGCAGGCGACCAAAGACGCGTCATTAGGAGCTGTTCTTCCTCAGGGCTATAGATCGGTAGTTGCATACTCTGCCGTCAGCGCAGGGGTCGCGCGGGTGATGGGTGCGGGGGTGTGGCTCAGTGCAGCCGGTGTATCCGACACCACTCGGCCCTCGATGACGCGAGACTCCGCCTCTTGCAGCGCCGCGATGACGCTGATCTGCTGCTTGACATCGACCTGCACCTGCTGCTTCGCCACCCAGCCATGCACATGCTGGAGGATTGCCAAAGAAGCCTTTGAATCGCCATTTCGAGCCGCCAGACGCAGTTGGTTCGCGGCCTCAAATTCGCTGTCTGCACGACCCTTAGCCTCCGCCATCTGGGCGAGGGGGTCCATTTGGCATAGTCGGCGGAACTCCGCTGGCAACATCCCCGCCGCCAGGGCAAGGCTATCACCCTTCAACCCGAGCGCGGCAGCGTCATAAATCGCCTGAAGGCGGGCCTCTGTGGCCTTTAACTCGCGTGGCTCATACGGGAGCGATTTGAACATGTCGCAACAGTACCGTGCGCGTAAGGAATTGACAAGCGATGTGCAGGGTTGTCCTGCCGGGAGGCCGCGATCTCGAACATCCGTCGAGCCTGTGTGCCGGGGCGGAGATTGCCTTAGATGGTGGGCAAGGGGGTTAAGCCCTTCAGCTACCTCCCGGTCGCTACGTGCGCATCACGTCAGACATCGCCACGCGAGGATAGTTGCGTGCGGGCTGTAAGGCAATAGTTGTTTGCTGAAAAAATAAAAAAATTTTGTGCAACCCCTACGTACCAGGTACAACCCTCGCGCGGGCCGGCCCACCCCCTCAGTTGCAAATGATTCCCGTTTGCATTCAGCCTGGGCGTGGTGGGCAATGTGGGCATGACCCACGCGCTGCCAGCTAGCAGCCCGTCAGCTTGTGGGCAATGTGGGCAATCTGTTTTCAAGTCGTGTTGTGGGCAATGTGGGCAATCTGTTTTCAAGTCGTGTTGTGGGCAATGTGGGTCATGGCGCGCGAAGTCGTGTTGTGGGTCATGTGGGCAATGTGGTCATCGAAAAAAAATCGGCGCGGCTCCAACGGTGCGAGCGCTACGCGCTGTATGCTGTATATCCATACAGTATATTATTTTTCTTAACTATAAACAGAAACCACGACCCACATTGCCCACAACCCCCTCCGCGCCCTATGTTTTCAGGCCTTTGCGCGTGGGCAATCTGCCCGCATTCCATGACCCACACCATGACCCACAATGCCCACAAAATGCTACGCGCTGGAGGCCACTATTATTTGTAAGATAATTCTTGACAACCTACGTGCGCGCGTCTAGTCTGTACCCATCGACAACGCAACTGGAGTTCACGCCATGACCTATCGTTACTCTCACGTACTCGCCACCCTCGCCGCGCCGCTACTGATCGCCGCGCCGTGGGTCTACGCCGACGCGTTCATGCCCGTCTACCTTGCCGGCACGTTCGCCGCGCTCGCTGCCGCCGTGTCGCGGGCTTGCGGCGATTGATGACAGACTGTAAGATTATTTCGTTCAATCAACTAAACTGGAGTCTACGCCATGAAATTCACTATCCCCCACAATACCGTTAAAGCTTTGTTGCTGGCCGCTGGTAAAAACGACACGCGGTACTATCTGAATAGCATCCTGTTAGACGTGCGCCAGAATGATTCTGTACTGGTCGCGACTGACGGCCACATCATGCTTGCGTTGCCGGTAGCGCCTGACGGTACCGCCGACGACGTGCCGTACACGCCCGGCCAATACATCATCCCTCGCGATCTGCTGGAAACCGTCAAGCCAGCCTACAAAGGTGCGGACGTTACGATCGAAATTATCCACCACCCCGTCACGTTTGACGCCATCCGCCCCGATACGCCCGTCAAGCATCCGCCGACAGTGGCCATCCACGCGGGCGGCACTAAACTCACGGGCGCTTTGGTCGATGCGCAGTATCCATTCTGGCGTCGTGTCGTACCGCGTGAAGTGTCGGGCATCGTCTCGCAATTCGACGCCGAATACGTCGGCACATTCGGAAAAATTAACAAGCTGTTAGGCTCTAAGTATTCGCCCGCCATCGCCCACAATGGCGCCGCAGATGGCACAGCCGGTGCCGCTCGTGTCCATCTTGTTTGCGGTATTGGCGTCATCATGCCCATGCGATACGGCAACGCAACGGCGCTTGATAATCCGTCGTGGCTGGAAACGTCCCCGCCCGCGCCCGTAGCGGCCGCAGCCTAACATGGCGAAACGTGCGGCGCCCGTGGCCGCACGTCTACGGGTGATGCCCGTACTGACGAGCCACTAACCTAAACTGAAGGACACTACGCCATGATGACCTTTTACATACCAGGCAAGACGCACTTGCTCTCGATTGCGACCATGCAAGACGGCGAATATCGGTGCGCCTATTACAAGCGCACGCTTGCCGAATTGCGCGCCGAAACGGGCGAAGATGTGCAGCTACTCTCACTTGACGACGCCGGGCGCATGATCGACGACGCCCAAACGCGCGTTTACTGCCGCGCGCCCGTTGAAGAAACGCGCGAAGACTTTCAGGATATGTTGAACGTGCTACCGCCCGGCAAATGGTTGCGCGGCACGCACACGGAAGCGTTTTTCGTCACTGAGCCACTGTGCGCCGATATCTATGGCTGGCATGTGCGCATTGGTGAGCGTTTCTGGTGCCTGAATCGCTCCGGCACACGCACACCGGAATCCATCATTTCGGAAGTCGCAACGGCCGTGGGGGTGCAGTTATGAGCGCCCACACGCCTGGCCCGTGGCACATGGGCGCCGGTAATGGCACCGGCGGTGTCTTTCCGGAATTTGGCCGCACGCGGCTCGAAAACAACGGCACCGCGCTCTACCCTATCGCGCAAGTTAATCGAGGGTGGAACGACGCCGAAGACGACGCCAACGCCCGCCTAATCGCCGCCGCGCCTGAGCTGCTGGCCGCGCTGCAAAAGATTGACGCCAACGCTGCCGAATCGGTCGAATGGATTCGCTGCGTAGCACGTCAAGCCATCGCCCAGGCGATCGGCGAAAATTTTAACCCGTAAACCAAAGGAGACTACACAATGAAGACTGCAACTCTCGCCGCGCTCGCCGTGGCTACCCTCACCACTGCCGCCCACGCTGACACGTTCGCCGTCGCTGGCGTTAAAGGTGACAGCAAAGGGCGCACCGTGCTGACGACCGACCCGTGCGACTTCAAGCTGGACTCGTTCCAGATTGGAAGCAATAAAGCAACGCTCGGCGAAATGCGCCGCGCGTTCTACTATACGAGCGACGGCATGACCAACGAAGGATGCTGGCGCCATGACGCGGGAACGGTGGTGCTGATATGGCCGACCGAAAACGTCATGCGCCGCTTCCCTGTCGGTAACTTCAAGGTTGCCGACCGTAAGGCGAGCGCATGGGAAGCGCTGCGATGATCCGCTGGCTGCGCGGCCTCTGGCGTCGTCTGGAGGCCGCGCACCACTACGAGTGGCGCCGCGTGCCGCCGCCCAACTGGGCGTGCTCACGTCGGCGCTGGGGTGGCGACTATTGGTAGAGGGTAACAGTATGCACAATCTGACAAGTGCCGAGTTGATCGAGTTCGAGCGCGACATAGGCCGACCGCCTGACCCGCCGGATGACCCCGAGACCATGTACCGCGAGCCTAGGCGCTGCGTGCTCTCGCCCGAGGAGCTGCGAGACATTCTGGGCGAGTACGACGCGGGCCACAGTACGCCCGCAGTGGGCGACGCCATCGACCCCGACCACTACAAGGTCGGCGGGATCGAGACCATCGACTACATGCGCGCTAAGAGTACGCCTGAAGAATTTGAGGGTTACTTGCGCCTATCGGCGCTCAAGTACCTGAGCCGCGTCGGGCATAAGAACGGCGACCACGACGCGGCGCGAGCCGAGGAGTATAAAAAGGCGCGCTGGTTCATCGACCGACTGATACAGGAGATCGACCCATGAGCGCGCCCGTAGACCGTGACGAACTGTCGAGGGTAGTGAAGCTCTACACTGAGGCCGTGTATAAGCTGCTGCACTATGAGGCGGCGCTGCACACGATTGCGAACATGAGCCGCGACCAGTGCGAGGACGCGCACGCCATCGCACGGCGCGCGCTGGAGCGTGTCAAGCATGGCGCACATATCAACCACTGAGTGGTGGAGACGACGGCTGGGTCGATGGATCGACCTTGCGCGCAAGGATGCGCGCCGGCCTTGCTGGAACCGACCGCCGCCGCTCACCGCACGGGCCGCAGTACGCGCCCGATACAATCAACTAAAGGCTAAGCAACGTGATCTACTTACTCTTGACTATCGCCGCCGCCGTGCTGATTGACTGGCTATTTTCCGACCACTGATAGCACGGGCTCTAGGCCTTCGGCCATCCGTCGCAGCTCTGACTTGCCAAGGGTTGCAAACTGCGGGTGGGCGAAAACGTGCTTTTTGGTCGGGAACTCACGCGAGTGCAAGCGCCCACAATCAACCCACCCTGCATCGCGTAGCGCGTGCATGAGCGCTGCCTGTACGACCTTGACGCCAGACGGCGCGAGGCCTTGCAGACGGTCGCAGATGGAGTAGAAGGGCGAGGCGATGACACCACGGGCAAAGTCACCCTGTCGCGTGCGGATCATTTCGACGAGGAACGACTCGGCGGTACTCATGGCCGACTCGATCATAATGAGCTTGGCCTCGGTCATCGGCGGCGCGGCGCCAGGGTTGAAGGCCGACACGTCACGGGCATCGAGCCACGCGGCGACGGCTTGGAAGCCACCCGCGTAGTACCAGCTCCAGAGCGCGCGCGCCTCGGCGGGCGGCATACGGTCGGCGTCTGACCAGACGACGAACCAGCGGCGATCGTCTGATGGGAGGCTAATGGCGGCGCGCTCGTTACTGAAGGACACGACGAACACGCGGTTGAGTGCCTCGTACGGGTGCAAGCCCTTGCGGTTGACCGTGAGCAGCTCGGGCGGCGCGGCGATAATGGGCTTGAGGCTGTTTTCGAGCGCCCGACGGTCGCGCGCCTCGGCCTGTCGCAGCTCGTTGATGACGATCACCTCGGACTCCAGCGCGTAGCCCCACTGACTGTTGAGCTCCTCGTTGCGTACCGTGGTGACGTTGACGCGCTGGTCGCCGCCGATAGACCAGAAGAACGGCGCCCAGAGCGTGTCCTTACCACTACCAGGCTTGCCGGCGTGCAGTACGGCATGGTTAATCTTTTGGTTGGCGTGCTGGCGCTTGTAGGCCATCACATCGAGCACATGCTCGCGCTCGGCGGGGTCTGGGATCATGCGCTCGGCGTGGGCGAGCCATGGGCCCACGTCGCCTGCACTGACAGTAGGTCGAGCGTCGCGCCAGCGGTTGCCATAGACGACACCGTTACGACTGACAAGGATGGACTCGCCAGCGGCGAACGTGACGCCTGCGAGCACATGCGCGCCCATGGCCTGACGGTTCTCGTCGTAGCAGACCGACGCCTCGATGCGGCGGTTGTTGTGGATGCTGTGGCACGTCACATGACGGAACAGGGCGTTGAACGACGTGCGGGCGATCTCATGGCGCTCGGCTAAATCAAAATAAGCATCGTCGCTCACGACGTAAGCAAAGCGCTCGTACCACTTGGACTTCTCGACACGCCCCAGCTCACGACGCTCGACCTCTTTGATGACCTCGGCGGCTTCGTCTGGGTATTCTTCGGTCGGTGTGATCTTCGACAAAGCAGCCTCCATCTTCTTAGCGAGCAGGTCATCGCGCAGGCCGTAGCCCGTCTTGGGGCCGCCCTCGGCCTCGACCCAGCGTAGGAACTTCTCGCTGTTCCAGTCGCTGCAATGCCCGTGGAAGCAAGTATAACTGCGCGTGACGGGGTGATACCGCCCCTGCGCATCCGCCGTGGTGTGCTCGGCGTGGTTCGGACACACGACGCCGTACCAGCCCTCGGGGTTGGCCTTGGCGAGCAGTAGGCCGCGCTCTTGTATCCACTCCAGCACGTTGTCAAGACCGTCGTCTTCGATGGCGATGCCGTGGATACAGGCCGTATCAACCTCGCCTGGCGTGACACCGCAGGCTGTAACGATCTGCGTTAAAGAGAACTCACGCTCGGGGTGGAAATCAGTCAGCACGGCGGCGAAATTGTCGCGGCCTTCTTTTAGGTTAACGCTGCCCTCGATGCGAAAATTACGCACCGGATTCACCGCACCGGGGTCGGTGTAGCCCGCCTCGGCCATGGCCTTGATCGCGGCGCTGAACTCGCCCTTGGTCGGCTGATCGTCAAGCCCGAAGGTGTAGCCCCACTGGAAGTTGCCGGGGCTGGTCTCTAGTTTCCACGTCGGCTCGATGGGCGGCGTCTTGCTTTTGGTGCCGATGTCATCCAGCACCATGAACGCCACGCGCTCGCAGTTGGGCGCCGACGCCGATACCTTGTCCGTCAAGCGGTCAAGGATGAAGCAGCCGGTGTTGGCGTACCACGCGCCCTTGGGGTTGCGCATGTACTTGCCGTAGAGGCCCGCAGGCCAGGTGTAGCGCGGCGTGCCGTCCTTGTGCATGAGATGCTCGCCGTTGCGGACGATCGGCACCTGACGGACGAATAAAATAGTTTCCCCTTCGGGGGCGATACTGTTAATATATTCAGCGAACTTCATCGTGACATCTCCAGTCCTGTGTTTAAGCCCGGCCTAACCCGCCGGGCTTTTTTACTTACCGTATCGCTCCATCACCTTGACCTCGGCGTTAAGCGGGAAGCCCTGAGCCCAGTCCGGTGTGGTGCACATCACCTCATGCAAGCGCTCAGCGACGAACTCTGCCGCCTCGCTCGCACACTCAATAACGATTTCGTCGTGCACATGCAGCACAACGTCAAACCCCATGCGATCCAGCTCGCGCAGGCTGTGGCGCAACAAATCATTAGCCGTGGCCTGTGTGATGTTCTCGCAGGCAAGCCCCTTCCATAACCGTGCGCGGGGCCACTCTTTAGCGTCCTGCGCAGGCTTCCATGCTGCCTTGAGATAGCTCACACCGTCCGACTCCAGACGGGCGAACGGGTAACATAGCACGCGCCCTGACGGCAGCGCGTACCAAAGATGCTGGCCGTCGTACATGTACGCCACGCGGCCAACAATGAATTCGTGGTTGACATTTCGCATGGCGCGGGTGTAGGCGTCCTCCAGCTTTTGCCAGTAGCGCACGGCCCACGGGTTCGCCCGGCGCCAACGGTCTACGATGCGCTGCGCTTCGTGCTCGTTCATGTGCACGCCGTAAGCGCGGCCCATGGCGCTGAACGCACCGACGCCGCCTGCGAAGCCAAGCGACAGGATGGCGACCTTGCCGATCTGGCGCTGGTCGCCCGTCACGGCCTCAGGCGTGGTGTTGTAGATGCCCGCCGCTTCGCGCTTGTAGATGTCGCCGCCCGCGCGGAACACATCGAGCACGGGCTCGGCGAGCGGGTCAGCGGAGAGCCATGGCGTCGCGCGGGCTTCTATCGCTGCCCAGTCGGCCACGACGAGAACATGACCTCGCTTGGGAATGAGAGCGGGCCGCAGCATCCCTTTGAGAACGTCCGTAACGCGCTTGCCGTATCGGGGCACGATACTGTGACCTCGTACCAAGGCTTGACGGGTTGCGTCAGGCTCGGCACTGCACTTACGCGTAAAGTTATGGACTTGGGCGCCGTAGCTAGATGCACGTCCGGTGGCACTTCCACCAGCAAATATAAAGGCTCCACGGACACGGCTGTCCTCCCCGGCAAGCTGCTTCAAGCGGCTGAACTTAGCGACCGACGACGCCCACAGGTCATCCGCGCACTGCACTACGTCAGCCACGTCGGGCGGGAGCTCATCGGGGTTGTCCATGGCGAGCAGGTTGGCCCGCACGGTCTTGTCAATACTAAACTTCTTCTCGCCGTCTTTGTAGACGGTCATCAGCTTCTTCGCTTCAGGCCCGACGCGGGCAAGCACCCACTCGCGCATCTTGGGGCTGCGTACGGTCGTAATCTCGTTATGCGTGATCTCACATACCAAGCGCTCGATGTCCTGCAATTCAGATTCCGCATGACGGATCGCCGCCTCGCAGAGCGGCACATCGACGCCGACGCCACGGTCGTTGACGCGCTCGTTGACGTGGTAATCAGCAAGCTCTGTATCCGAAAGATTACGCATGGCCTTGCTGATCTCGCGCATGACGCGCACGTCCTGCTCGCAGTAGGCGATCATCTCGGCCATGAGCTCAGGGTCGTTGTTGAACGTCCCATCGGCACGCGGGATAGAGAGTTGCCGGATCAACTGCGAGCCTCGGTAGTCCTTCTTCATCTTGGATGAGAGCGCGCGGCCAATGTCCTCAAGACTGCCAGGCAGGCAGTTGGCCCGCGCCTGTGCGGACGTACAGTAAAACTGCTTCAGCGCGAACGGGATGTCGAGCACATGCCAGAAGATGAGCCGCTCAAACGCTGCGTTATGCGCGCGAATCTGGCCCTTGAAGTTAGCGATGCGCTCGGGGAACGGGTACTTGGGCAACCACGTCTCGACCTCGCCATCGTCAAAGGCGT